ATTTGGGATTGAATGTTGATGAGGACACTCTCGGCGATATTTCCGCCGAGAGAGAGAAGATTGAGAGTTTAGTAACTGGGCCAACATTAAAATGTGTAGCAGAAGGTCAGCAAGTTCTTATGGCTGATGGAACCAGAAAATCTATTGAGCTAATTAGAAAGAATGATGAGATTCTTAGTTCTGATGGTGTAGAAATAGTTACAGATATTGTTAATGATCATTGGTATTCTGGAGAAAAAGATGTAATATCTATTATTCTTCAAGATGGAAGATCAATTGAAGTTACTAAAGATCATAAGATTTTTGGTTGGAATTCTTGGATAAGCGCCGGTGATTTAAGTATTGGTGATGCTGTTTGCATTCCGTCTGAAACTTCAATTATAGAAAATGATAACAATGATGTTACTTCTGATGATGCTTTTTTGTTAGCCCTGTGGCTTTCTGAGGGACTTAAGAATACTGATAAATATCAAGCATTTAGATACTCTAGCGAATCTGATGAGATAAATAAAAAAGTTAAGGATATAGCAGATAGAGAAGGATGGTCTGTTACAATTTATAAAAGAGATATAGATAGGGCCATCACTAGAGGAGATAATAAAGAAAGAAAAAATTATCCTGTAAATCTAATAAGACAATATGGTTTAGATAAAGCAAAAGTTAATGATATATTCGTTCCTGATAAAATTATGAGTTCTGACAAAGAAGTGATTTCTGAGTTTTTAGGAACTTATATAGCCTGTGATGGGTGCATACATAATTCTAAAAGCTCTAGGTGTATTCTTGTCTCATCTGTGAGTGAGCGCTTAGTTAGGGATTTACAAATTTTGTCTAGCAGATTGGGAATAAGATCAGTAGTGAAAACAAATCATCCACCATCTAGAGCAAAATATAAACGCAGTTGGTATTGGCAGGTGGCTAGAATAGATGACATATGTAAATTAGCTGAAAAAATTTATGTTTATGATAAGCAAGAAAAATTAGAAATTCTGGCTAATAGCGTTGTTGATAAAAAAATGGTAGGAGGTATATATCCTCCAGATATTAATAATGATTTTTTTGTAAAATCGCCAAAGTCTATACGCCGTGATTCTACAAAATCATGGGTGTCCCATGATAAGGTGATTGCTTTGTGTGACTATCCTGGCAATATCATTGTTGCAGACAGAATAAAGGAAAAATTATATGGTGGGCTTGGTTGGAGCAAAATTAGTAAGATAGAAGATTGTGGAATAAGAAAAACTTTTGATTTGGAAACTTCTAATTGTCATGCTTTCTTTTTAGAGGGTGCGCTTACTCACAATTCTTATGGGCGTGGCAGAAAAGAAATTCCTTCTATTGGAGACAATGAGCTTAGGTTTATGGTTTTGAATCCTGATGGGAAAGTTTCTCCAGAGGAATTGGATAGAGCTAAAGCAATGGATAACCCTGAGTCTGTTGCTGCTGTTAAAGAGTCTCAGATGGTTGTTACTAAAGAGATTCCTGGTCCTGAATTAGTTGAACGATTCTTAGATTCACCGGCAGAGAATGCGCCGGAGGAAGCTTCTGAATTATCCCCGGAGATTCAGGACAGGAGTATAGGACAAGCAGCACAAGAATCAGTAAGTAAACCTCAGCCAGCACAGGCACCTGAAGTAGTTTCTAAACCTGTTATTCAGAGTGATGCTGCTAAATTTTATGAAGCACAAACTGGTGTTAGAATACCAGAAGATGTAGAACCTAATTCTTCACAGGCGCAGAATCGTGCGATGGAAATCATTGAAAAGGAGAACTTTCCTACACCACCTAATTACGGCGATGAAAGTGCTCCACAATTCCCGATAGATGTTTCTTTGTGTTCTAGAGATGAACTGTTTTCATTACATGCCAGATTCCATGCATATGAGACAAGAATGAATTGGGTTTTAATGCAGTATGATGATGAAATGAATGATTATATAAAGCTTAGGAATTATAGAGAAGCTGTGGTGGCTAAATCAGTACCATTTATGGGCGAGGATAACAAGAGAAACACCAATGAGCATCGCGAGGCTCAAGTTCGAGGAGATGATGAAGTATTAGAATTAGGTTTGAAAGAGCACGAGGCTAGAAAGGTTGTTACTGATCTTAAAGTTTTGAGAAATAATTTTCACCTTGATTGTGAGCGTCTTTCTCGACAGATGAGTAAATATGAAATGGAGAAGTCTGATGCTCCAAGATGATGATGACAGTGATTTTATGTTTAAATGTGTTGTATGGGTAACAGCACAAAATGAGAATGATGCAAAAAATATTTTAGAACATCTTGGTAATAAAACAGTTACTATAGATGTTCTACCTGGATTTAATGATGGTGAGACAAATGGAGAGATCAAGGTATGAATATTCGAGTTAAAACAGAATTTATAATTTCAGTTAATCCAGATCACTATGATGAGAAAATAAATAAGTCTCCAACAGATATAGCGAGATTTGATTTAGAAAACGACTATATCACATTTTTTGAACAAGCATACCTTGATGATAATTTAGTATTAACTGCTGAAGAGGTATAATAATTAAATGGATGTGAGATTACATAATGATTTCTGGCTTATAGATGAAATGCAAGTATATAATCCAGAAAAATCTGGTGAAAGAGAGGAGAGAGAAGATAGAGTAAGATCATATGTTGATAAGTTTGTCAATGAATTTGTTGGTGATAGAAGCTATGAGAATGGATTAGTTGTCATTAGTGGACCTTCATATAATGAATTAAGTAAAGTTGAGAGCCCAGTTTTTGAGGAAATAATTGATCACAGAGATAAGACTTATTATGTAAGATATGCTAGGAGCATTAAAATACTTTGAAAATTGCAGGAATAGACCCTAGTTCATCATGCAGCGGAGTTGCTTTAACAGAAGATCAAAAACTTTTGTTAACTGATGCATGGTATAAACCTAAAAGCGGTTCTGCTCCTGATCGTTTAGTTGATTATTTTCTTTGGTTGCAAAATTGGCTAGCTGCCAATACACCTGATGTAGTAGTAATTGAGTTTCTTTCTGTTATTAGGAATGCTGAAGCTACTAGAGTTATATCCCATTATCAAGCTATCTCAGCACTTGCTTGTAAACTTAGAGGATTACTCGTAATTGAAGCTAGAGTTACTTCGGCAAGAAAAGCTGCTTTAGGAAGAGGTAATTTGTCGAAGGAGGAATCATATAAAATGATCAAAGCTAGATTTCCTCAAGAGGATTGGGGTAGAATTAACAATGGTGGGGCAGATAGAGCAGATGCAACTGTTCTCGCGCTCGCAGGACTGGAGTTGACCGAGAGATAATCTGTTAGGACCTTTAGATTTCTTGTATAATTGATGTATGAGTGCTGCTGCTGAGAGTGGATCGGGGGAAGAGTTAGATACTATTTTCCCGCGCAATCCTCCCGCCGATAATGGTCAGGGGGAAGCCGCGCCGAGTGAATCATCCCCGGTAAAAACAAGAAGGATGTCTGGATTCGCAGACAAAGCTTGGTGGGACCAACCAAATAAAGATGATCCTTCTATAACAAATAGAGAAGCAAAGTCACTTTGGGCAAAAGATGCTGTAGGCCGTGGTTTGATTGGCGGGGCTAGACCGGGCGCGGGTAGGCCAAGAAAAAACAAATCAGTAGCAGAAGTAGTAACAGAAAAATCTTCAGAGAAAGCAGAGCGTATTGCAGCAAAGCTTGTAGATCTTGCACTGAACAATAAAAGTCCTTCTATTAACTTAGGTGCAATTGATAGAATAAATAAATTTGAACAAGATCTAGAGAAAAATATGAGAGATGATGAGAAAGAGTTGCATAAACTTTCAGGAAAATCATTAGATCAAGCTTTAGCAGATGTTCTGGCTGAACATGGGATTGGATATGATATTGATTTACCACCAGATCAGGTAGAAGATGTTAGTTAATAAATTTGAAATAAAATATAAAGCATCAGTTAAAAAGGATTGGTCTAATTACGGAGAATCAAAACCAATAGATGATTTAAGAGAGTGGCAAACAAGAGTAGCACTTGATACAGGATATTATCCTGAAACAATAGAATTTGGTACAGATGTTGCTAATAGCATAATGAAATCTAAAAATAATTATGGTTTAGAGTTTATTTCAGATTTACCAGATATGTTATTCGGGGAAAATGCTCAATTAAAGTTGAGTACAGAGTCTTCTAAAGGCATTGTGACACTAAGAATTGGAAAGTTTAATAATACATTTCTATCAGTTTTGGTATTATGAATAATAAATTATTATTGTATGAGTTGAGCTGTAGAATACCAGTAGCAGAAATAGATTTTGAGGGTCATATGAATATTTTAAAACCAAGTTACGACCCTCCTAAAATTCTATTTGCTAATGTAAATGTACAACTACATCTCACTAATGGTGTAACTTTAGCTCCTATGAGATATGCCGATGATAGAACTGGTCCTAAAAGTTCTGTTTTAACCGATGTAATAGATATGCTGAGTTAGAAAATCAGTTCGGCAGGAATATGGCGCAAGAGACAAAACCAAACTTAGATAATATAGATCTTTCCCGTCTCTCTGAACAAGAGAAAAGGGATCTGATCCTATCCATGCGCCGTCTTGGCGGTAAAAAGGGTTCTACAAAGCTGGCTGCTCCTACTACTGATGATGAGCTGTGGGATTGGATAGTGGCTGAAACTGGTTTTGAAATACCAAGAGTTGCTGTATGTGAGGATCATACAGCACCTTTTGATTATGTAGCAGATTATTACTTTGAACGCGAGAGTGCGATACTTGTAATTGGTGGCAGAGAGAGTGCTAAGTGTGTATCTGAGGATTCCTTAATATATAATATTGAAACTGGTGATAGAAAAAAGATTAAAGATTTTATTAAAGATGATATAAATAAAATATCATCTATGGATAAAAATGGCAATATAATAATTGCTGATATTGATAATAAGTGGTATACAGGAGAAAAAGAGTGCTTTAGAATATCTACTATATCTGGTAGGCAAATAGATGTTACTCCTGAGCATCCGTTTATGATTCAAGATGGATGGTGTCGAGCAGATGAGGTTGCGGTAGGAGATGCAATTGCTATTCCTTCTTTTATACCATTTCAAACTAATCCTACAGAGATACCAGACAGTGATGTGACTCTTCTTGCTGGTTTATTATCTGAGGGGTCTATAAGCCAAGTACAAACTGGTTTTTCTACTAGTGATTCTCATTTCTTAGATTTAATGACTAAAGCATCGGAAGACAAATTATGTACTGTTAGACATAGATCTAACTATGATTATGCAATTATTAGAACTTTAGGAACCGGAAAAAGAAACCCAGTCAGTAAGATGCTCGGTGAATATGGGATAGATTATTTACTGGCTAAAAATAAGTTTATCCCAGATATTATTTTTAGATTAAATAAAGAGCAATTAGCTAAATTTATTTCTATATTTTGGATGGCTGATGGATGCATAGAAGAAAAATCTGTCACTATGTGTTTGGCTTCAGAACAATTGATAAAAGATTTTCAACATCTATTATTAAAGTTTGGAATACAATCTAGATATAAATATAGAGTAGCAAAATTTGAAGAAAAAGATTATGATAGCTGGAAGCTAGAAATTTATGGTAACCATGTAGAAAAATTTGCTGATAATTTTAGTCTATGGGGATATAAGAAAGACAGACTAAATAAAATTGTAGAAAAAAATAGATGTCCTAGTGCTGGTAGACCTCCGTTGACATCATCGTTATTAAATTACTTGAAGCTAAAAACTCCACAAAGAAAGCATGGCACTGGCAAACAAAGAACTATTGAAGCATATGAGAAACTTGGATGGAAGCCAGAACGTAGTTTTGGAACACGAGTTTTAACTAGGGGAAAAGTTAAAAATTTGCAAGCTAAACGCTTGCGAGCTTTGTGCTATGCACACAGTATAGACGAATCAGAGTTTTCTGTACTTTTAAATGAAGATTTGTGGTGGGACTTTATTACAGGTATAGAGATAATCGGAACTAAAAAAGTTTATGATTTGACTGTTTCATCGACTGAATCTTTTGTAGCTAACGATATCATAGTACACAACACTCTTAATACAGCTATCGCTAATTATACTTTTGCTGAGACTAAGCCTGGTTGCGAGATTTGTACTTTTGCAGATATTGAGGCACAGTCTAATAAATCTTATTCTTACATAAAAAGATTTGTTTATACAATTGATTCTACAGGTAAAAAAGTATTAAAGGAGTCAGTTGAAGGGGTCCCGCTACGAAAAGAAACATTACTAAAAAATGGTTCTAAACTTGAAGTAATTATTGGAACTCTATCTGGGGTAAACTCTCCTCACCCTCAGAAGGTTCATGCCGATGAGGTTGATCTTCAAGATAGAGAAATTTTTGCTGAGAGTCGCAATATGAGTTCAAGTAAGACTCTTTCTGACGGTACTGTAATTAAAGCTCAAGATATAGCAACATCTACATTGAAGAGTACAAAAGGAATAGTACAAGAGATAGTAGATGAGACTAAAAAAGCTATAAAAGAAGGACTTAAGCCTACTTGGAAAATATATATATCGTGCGTTTTTGAGGTAGCTAAAGAGGTCCCATCTTGTAGAGAAGTAACTAGAGATTTAAGAGAATCTAGACTCATTGAATTAAATAAGGACCCATGTGAATTATGTGATTGTGATAAAGTAGCAAAAGGAGAGATAACCAATGGAGTACCAAGAACATTAAATACTTTATGTAAAGGAAAGTTTTTTAAATCAAGAGGCTGGATGTCAAGAGAAGATGTTGTAAGAAAATTTGTTCAGAATACTCCTAACAAATGGGCATCTCAGCTTGAATGTAGAAGGCCAATGGCGGATGGTTTATATTTGCCGACATTTTCTCGTGAACGCCACGCAATAAGAAATTATGAAGCAAGACCAGAGTATGGATATATTTGGCAAGGAGTAGATTGGGGAGGCTCCGCAAATTCTAGTTCTGCAGTTATATGGATTCAGGGACCGTTGCATCAACCAATACAAGTTAATAATACTATTGGTACTAAGACTGTAATTCCGCAAGGATCTTATGTAATATTTAAAGAGATTAATGAGGCAGTAATGGGTGCTACTCGTTTAGCTGATAAAGTTAATAGACAAGAGATCCAGTTTAGAAATAGATTTAGTAATGCTTGGAGAGTTAAAGCTAGATTTGCTGATAAGGCTGGTGCTCAACAAAGAATGGATTGGCGTGAGCATGATCCGCCATTAAGGACAAATTGGTATTTATCTGGTTCTTATTTTGATCCCACTGTTGAATGCTTACAAGCACTTGTAGTTGATAATTTATTATATGTAGATGATCAACAGTGTCCGGGAACTTGTGACGATTTTGAGAGCTGGCGTTCCAAAGATGGACGAGAGGTTCATGATGATGCTACGCACAACCCTGCTGCTATTAGATATTGCTTAAAGAATGTTTCAGTTGTAATGAAACGCCATCAAAATGTATCTACTCGGGTAGCGCTGCAGCCGGTGGTCGTTCAGCGGGATTCCGCGCAAAATATCCCCGGTGCATTAGCTTCAGCTACTGTATCCTCTCAAGACGCAAATCTCTATCAGAGTGAGAATTGGAGGCAGGCTATGGGAGGGCCAGCGGTGCCGGGAGAACTTGGTCGAAATAGAGAGCGTGAGCCTTGGCGTCCATGAAACTTTTTACTAAAAATTCTGATTATCTTGATTTTGATAAAGAACATCCAAATAGTATAGAAACTCCTGACGGATGGAAAGTTGAATATTTATCTATTGGCAATAAACCTTATGATTGGGAACTTGAAGAAGATTTAAATTGGCCATTTGCTCCTATTGAATGGAGTGTAATAAAAGATATTCATAATGGAATGATATCTGAATGTTTATCTAATGATTTTAATGATAAATTATTAGGTACTTTAATTGATTCTTGTATGCGTGGTAGAAATAAACGTAGAGAGACAGAAAAATTAAATGCCTAGAACTATAATTTATAAATATAAAGTTGTGCAAGCTGAAGAGGAATATAAGAAAAGTAGAGAAGGAATTATTCCTTATGACTGGGAAACTTTAGGTGACTTTCCTCCTGTAAAATGGAAAGACGGAAGTACATTTGAGATTGTAACATCAGACGGTGGAAAGCCACATAATCATGTATCACGCGAAGATGAAACTGAGTTGATGGACGGCGATATATGGCGTGGAGCTAAAAAAGTTTATCAGCTATCAGAAGATTCTACGGCGGTAAAACTGGGCCGAGAGAGATAACAAATAAGTGTCTAATAAAAAAGACGAACGTTCTGAATTACAGCGCCTTAGCGGTAAAGAGGTACAGACGCCTGATTCAGAACGGGCGCGTAGAGAAACACAAGAAAGTTATTCCAAGCCTGGAGAAGCTGAAACTTACTCAGAAAAAGGATTTCAAAAACGTTCTGAAGGTAACAGGCTTACCTTTAATCCCCTCTCAATTGATGAGTTTCCGCAGGGAAGTCCAGAAGAAGAGAGAGAACTTGAAATAAACACTGATAAAGGTGTTGCTCAAAGATTAAGGGAAGCTCGCGCGATTGGTCCTTCTGTTCGGCAGCAGACCCAGGCCGAGATTCTAAATCTTGTTCTTCTTCATAGAGAGTTAGGTGGCAATCCATTCAGTGTAAGGAGATTGCCTTTCTCCATTATGCGCGATATGGCTGCTGATCCTACTATTGCATTTGCTTTTTACTATATAGAAACTCCATTAATTAATGCTTCATGGAGCGTGAATTCAGAAGATGCTCAATTAGCTGCTGCAGTTGATTCAGCATTGCGACCTATAAATTCAGATTTGATTGAGAAGTTCTGTACGAGTTTACAAATGGGTTATCAGCCTATGGTAAAACGTTTTAAACTTGGTAAACTTGGTGGAGTTTATAGAGATAAGTCTTCTGAAACTCCAGAGAAAGATCTTGATATATGGCCATCTAATAATGTAGATGCATTAATGTGGAAGACATTTCTTGCCCTTCCTCCAGAGAATTGTTTGCCAAGATGGAATGAACAAGGCAACTTTAATGGTTTCATGTA